GTACTTCCTTTCCTTCCTGAAAATTGCAGTTCATCTAACTGCTAGTTGCCTGTTGTATTATAGGTGGGGGGACCTATATACCTTCCAAAACTGAAATCATCAGCTATAGCAAAGTATAACAACAGAGTCACCATGGTTGATGGTGTGGATGTTGACATAGTCGAGCATACTAACGAGACATTTAAGCCCGCTTCATAGGATGCATTCGCTAAGGCAACTTGAATAGGTGTTCCAGACCCGAGGTTCCAATTCTCGAGTGTGGTGTAATTGGGTATCTCTATTTCTAACACACCTTGATTAGATATAGTTGTTCCGGCATCCGGGTAAGCAAACAAATTTGCTAAACCCCCTGCCCAGATATAGTATAGATTACCAGCTGAGGTCTGTGTTGGTATCCTAGTACAAACTAATGTCGGCGTAGCTTGTGTATTAAATACTCCCGCAGCTGCAGCCTCATAATTTGATGGGGAACACACAAATATCTTCCACCGGGTACCACCTCTATACCCGGCATATGCTCTAGAAACCCAATTAAATGCATTAGCACTATTATAATTAATACTAGGGGTTAAGGCCGCCCATAACGCAGCATGAGACACAAATGGAGTGTAAGGGAGTGTAAAATTAGCTCCTGTTCCACCCGTTCGATTAGTCTGGTTGCATATATAGTCAAACCTTTTGAGATAATCCCGTACAGACACAATCCGTTCTCCACCATAAATTCTCGTCACGTCGCCAGTAACACCGGTTCCTGATAATTTAATGATTGGGACCGAAATAGCACCTGCGGAGGTCATAGCATCACCCTTACTAGTTGGATATAATAAAGTACTAACTCCTCCCGCAGTTAACGAATTAACAATAGCTGGATCCAATAATTGAAAATCGGGGCCTGCTCTAACTGATACTATACAATTAATAGTTAACGCTCCAGACGGATTCACTAAAGGAACCTCCACAAATGCCATAATCTGACCATTATAAGAGGACCAACTCGTGTCACCAGGAGAATCAAACCCTATTTGTGTTAGCAACGGTTGTGAACATGTCCAACCAACTTGAACATCTATTTTCCTAGTTTGGGCTAGGTCAATAACTGTAGATGGTATCCTATTATCGGCATTCGCTATCACAACAGCGGCCTGGTTAATGTTACCTGGAACATGTACTATACGCACGCGACCACGAACCATAGGGCAAGAGACAAAATCAAATCTATATATCAAACTTCCTGTCCATCGTCTAAACAATGAACTAGCAAAAGCTAAGGAAGTTGGAGTACATGTAGTTGCAGTTGTAGTCACACAAAGGCTTGGTGTTACGGCTAAAGTAACAAGCTTAGTTCCAAAGGTAGCAGTAGTAGCCCACGTAAACGTATCAACTACACCAGGAATGGAAGCTAAGTAGCAAAGACTCATCTGATCTTGCTCCGGTCCATCTACACACGCCACATCAGGTGGCACTCCTTGTAATGGATCTCCAGATAACTTAATAGATAAATCTTTCCCTATCATCATAGGCATAAGTCCAGTTTCAATTCTGGCGACTGGTTGTATAGCATCTGGGATAAGAGTTGGTCGGCTCCATCCGAAAAAGTTTGCTACACTACCAATTTTATTCGCTATACCACTAATTTTCTCTGCGAGCGGTCCTAAAATAGGGACTCCACTCATCATAGTAAAACCTCGTGCTATCGCTGTCGCCGACGAACTAACTGGTTTATTCATATTAACCTTAATCTGCTCTTTAGCTAACATAGTAACATTCAATGGCATGACTGTCGGACATCTTAATTCTATATCCTCAAGCCAAGCATATAAAGTATAACCGACTGTTGTACTTCCTCCATTAACTGAAACAGAGGCAGACAAACACGATAACGCTACACCCCAATAATTGGTGGCATTGGAAGAACTATCAACTAACATCATAGAAGGAGAATTCCCTGAAAAGGGAACTCTAATCTCAACTGCTGAATCAGCCGACGGATCAATCCACACACACGGAAATATCTCTGGGTTATAAATAAGGTTATCTGGATTAACTGCCTGAGCATACTTTGGGTATGCTGTAAGAACAAATCTACCACAAACAAAAGGATTAGTATTTACAACTAATCTAACACAAAGTGTAAATCTAGCATGCGTGTAGTAGTTTATTCTTGATAGTGTTAAAGAATCACTAAAGATCGTTGGAAGCGGGGTAAAAAGGGTTGACGAAAATTGCGCCATAGCACCTAAATTACCATTACCTATCTCTATAGGCCGCATAGCGGATCTAGTCGGATCATCCTCAACCAGAGATTTACCAAAAAGGTTAAAAGTAGTTTTTCCTGAAGCAATGAGTGTAGGAGCATTATCTTCAAACTTAACGGTTGTTAAGCTTGTCGTACCCATTGAAACAGGATAATCTGAACTACCTAAATCTTGTTTAGCAAACCCACTATTATCTGGTTGTGTCCCCTTATTATTTAAACCATCTAAAGACGGGGGTGCCTTAGATTGTAGAGATGTGGCAGTTGCTGACTGACCAACACCCCCACCGGTTTGTGATTGAAAGTCTTCCTCACCTCCACCATCCATAGTCACTACTATCGGATCATGGTTGGGAATATTGACTACTATTGGTGGTGGCAGCCCATATCTGGTTTGTGGTGTATAAACATTGTTAGAATACGGATTAAATGGTATCCCTAGATGCTTAACGGGAAGTTTCAAACTGGCATTTTGATCAACTCGATCTCTATTATAATTACTATTAAAATAACTAGTGATAGGTATACCGGCTAGATAAATCTCATTACCTATATATTCGACAGCAACACCATCAATGGCTGCTTGGTCAATTACATTTGCAATGACTGAAGTATCAACACCAGCACTCTCTGCCACCGTAGTAATAGCAATTCCTGACGCACTACCTGGTGCGAAACTCATTATTCCTTCGACAGATGTCAAAGCACTCTCGCCTGCAAGAGCCATGCCCACCTCATATGCGGACATTCCAAATTCTGAAATAATTGAAGCGATCTCTTTATTTGACTCAGGATACATTTTATGATCATATATGTTCCTAAAGCGGCTATTTTTGTATTCTATAAAGGCAATACAGGGGCACTCACGTCCCCATTCCTTGCACGCAGAAATAACAATCGCATAGGTACTAGCCACGGTACCTACACTAGTTATTTGAAATATCTCTGCGTGTGCTCCACTACAAGGCCGTGGCGCTCGGCACAAACGTCGTGAAAGTCATAAGTCTAGCGATGCTAAACCTACTCCTTTCCATCTAGTCACCAACTCTTGGTAACTAGGCATCCTTTGCCTCTCCTTTAAGGAGGGAGGCAACACCTCCTCCCATGCCTGTGTTAATCTTGGCAACCATGTTTCATAGTCTTCTTTTCCTCTAAGAAAGAACTCTGAAACAGCGGATTGCAATATGTCACAACAGACTATGGAATCGGGTACATCGCTATGTAAAGACCAAACCAATGATTTTAGTATTGATTCAATTTCTAGTCCTGCTAAATACCCTTTTAAATCATCATCCCATCGTAACCGCCTACGCAAGAAAATTAACCCGTCATCACACCAGTCAAATTTTCCTGTTTTAGAGCCACTAGTGATATCTTGATTAAATTTTCGCATACATTTAGCGATAGATTCAGGGTTATAAAGCCCAGAAACCCTATCGGAGACCTGATTCCCACCATCATCTCCATAAACACCTGGAATAATATTCTCATAAAAATCCCAAGTGCCTACTAAATGCTTATAAGCCACTATTTGATAAGCTAAGTTAAGCAATGTGTTGATATATTCGGTCATAAAGGCTCCTGATACCAAAGTGCCGCGTAATATGGATACTGATCCATCCATTATGCAGACACAATTGGCAATAAGTTCACCATATGACTTAATAATTTCACAACTATCATCACTATATTCTAAACTATGCTTAGCAAATTGCGCCCATGCATCAAATAATAAAACTATCACTCTCTGTGTATGTCTTAAATCAAATGAAGAAAAATCAAAATCAGCAGATTTATACCCCTCTCTAGGGATCATAAATCTTGCCAGTCTCTCTCCCCCTTCTTTCGATCCAGCATTAATTCCTACGTATGATCCTATAGTTTCGTTAGCTCTAAGGGCAATATAAATTGGCCCCAAATATTTACGGGCGATGAGATATGTATCTAAATCGCCACCCTTAAAAATACGAGCCATCTTATCTATAGGTCCTACTTCGTCCTTAATGCTTGCTTTAACTATAAAACTTGTCTCCTGATGAGTCAAAAGATTCCTCAATGAATCATTTATCCTCCTCTCAAGATCCGGTTTCATAGCTAAATATGGTTTCAAACCATCAAAGTATCTACCCTTATGTCCTGGAAAACTCGGTCCTGCCGATTTTTTCAAATTTATAGGTTGCATAGTTAGATACCCATTGATAGCTTGATCCCAAGAAACTCCTTTAACGATGGGGACAACTTTTTGCATTATTAGTGTAAAAGCCATCTTAAATTCATCATCACTAATATTCGTCTCTTGAAACTGTATTGATTTGCGTAACTCCTTCACTATTGGAGTAGTCCAGGGTGTTGTTGTCTTATCGACTAACATCCTAGGACCAAAGTCACGTTTTAAATACTGTTGGAAATACACTGACAATTTATTCTTATGCGCTGTCATCTTAACACTATCTCTATAACAAGGGTCTAATTGACCCAAGCACAGATAAGTACTAGGAATAATCGCAAAAAGATTACTATCGTGTAATTCTGTTGTTAAGTTCATAGTAACAATGAGAGGCATTTTTGAACACCTCAAATGCTCAATCGCTATACGAACTGTCTTTTTAGATAATAAAGCATAGTATGACCACCCCTTCGGGTGGGCACAACACGCAAGACCAAGAATAGAGAACCCCCCACCTGGGAGCTCAACTATTAATGGTCCTCCGCTGTCACCCTCATAATTGGCCTTATTAACTTTATAACACGTATCAACACATCCAACAATCAATTGCGTATTCTCCTGCCACCCTTTTATAGGTGGTTTCCAAGCCTCTCCACCCTCATTAAAGTGTATCTTACCGTCTCTCTGACAGTAAGACCCCTTCACTTTATAAGCGTCAAGCGTCGGTAAATCCTCCAAAAGCATCCAATCCCACTTTGCGGTAGGGATGTCTAATCTAACATATAATAGGTCAGATGAAGCATCCCTAAGGCAATTAGTATCGTTGAAAACCATGACTGTCTCTCCTGCTGAAAATTCTGAATAAACAGTCAGAGTTACTGGATGTAAAACAAAATCTCTAGGTAAGCAGTGAGAATTAACGATAAGTAGTTGCCCTACAACTAACCCTAACGCTGATCCTTTCCACTCTGGTTCCCTCCTGAAAACTTTGATCCTCACAACGGATTTTCTAACACGCTCGACAAAATTCATAGTCTTAGTAGATGGTAAGTACTGAGACTCAATCCCGGTAACATACTCTCTAGCATTACTATTCCATTCTTGTCTAACTGTCTGTTTTAAAGGTTCATCTTTCTTCCTATTCATAAATTTATATACTCCAAAAAGTATCATACTTGGTGTCCCAACCCCCAATGCTATAATTGCAAACTTTGCAATCTTAAGCAAACGGGGATCGGAAAGTCCTAACCAAGCCAACAATACTTGTGGATTTCTTACATCTTTGAGCCATATTAGCTGATATAAGAAATTCCTCCTAGCTTCCGTCCAGTAATGACCTAAATAGGCCAATACCGATATAGTAAGCCAAGATGTAGTTATTAAATTTAAAAAAGGGAACACTGCAAAACACACGATAGTACCGAACATTGCTGCAACGGTTGATCGCGCATCCCGTACAATAGGGGTATCTGTGGTCCAATACATCCAATCTCTTTTAAAAAAAGAGGAAAGATTATTAACATTCCACACCGCTCTATCCATAGTAGGTACAATAGGAACCTGAACTTGCTGCGGGCATTTTAATAGCCCATGACAAGAACAGGTTGGTAAATCATCCACACTGTCGTATAAATCCGCCATCCTCATATCCGCCGTTACAACAGAATCAACATACAAAAATGCTTGAGAATAATTCATTATAGAATGAAACTTATGTGATTTTGACTCATTGTCAAAAACAAAAAGTTTAAACTCCCATAACTTATCATGCTCTTTATTCTTAAGCATATTCGAAATTTGATCATCATTGCCAACAAAGGGTATAAGTGTTCTAACTTTAAAATATCTGCGAAAACGTCTTTTCACGGCTTCTATGTTGGACCCCATCTTACTCCAATTTTGACTTAGATTATTATGTGTACTTATAACCCACAACGGTCTAATACACTCTGATTTCCGCTCAACTTCAGCTTGCGCTAATTGACACGGTGCTGTGTTAATAATCTGTCCAAACAACCCTGGGGGGCCATCTGCCGCCTCCTTATACTCATGAAAATTCGGGTCATCAATCACTATACCTCTTGACATAGCATTAATCTTTCCCTGATACTTCGTGGCATTAGTTGAGCCAATACAAGTATCCATATCAAGACCATAGCGTGTGCAAAATAATTGATTTAGCATCTTCACTAAGGTACTCTTCCCAGAACCGGGTGGTCCCTCAAGAGCAATATGTATTGGCTCTCTCCTAGGTTTCTCTGCTATATAATTTGTAACACTCACCGCCTTTGCATCTAATCGCCTACTCAAAACAGACGCCAATAAAATATTCTTTGAACTTGCTCCATAACTTGCTACGGTTATCTGGAGATCCTTCAAAGCTCTTAAATATTCTATTGGATCCATCCCAAGCTTAGGATTAACGTCCACCTTTGTATCAAGAAAATCGTCTACTTGCTGTGATATATTCTCCGTCGTTTTGAAAACATCTTCACCTCTAAATTTCCGAATTCCTGCCAGTATTACCTGGAAGAAACCCTGGAAAATTGAAAGTGCTAATGAAATTCGGTCTCGGCCCTCTAACTTGATAGGTTCCTTGGTCAACCACATACCTGTTATAGCATGTAGAAGAAACCCTGCAAGATAGGAAACTGATTGCGAAGTATTTTTATATAAATCAGATAAATAGAAACGGTCCCAATTAAAGGACTTAATATCCATTATCTCAACTAACGTCTTAAAAATATTTTCAAAATGATTTTGGTGATCAGGTGCAAAGATTGCAGTCGGGCAAAGCGAATCCATCATGGTTTCCCATAATGAAGCATCAGTGAAAGAAGTTATTAAATTTCTAAAAGCAATTGCCACATGCACCCACTCGGTCGCCTGAGTAAGACTCAAAACAAAGATAATCATATCTTCCACATGTTTTTTATCTGATCTAGTTGCAAATGGTAACTGTCTCGGAAACTTCGGTATAAATTCACGCTGCGATTCATCAATGGCTGCTTGAAGAAATCTCTCTTTCGCTTCCTCAACCCTCTTTTGCTCAATAACATCCTCATTATCTTGCTCATGAATGGTTGGTAGTGGTTTCCCTGGTCGTTGGAAACTAAAACGCTTCATCGTATTATAAAGCCGATTCCCTTCCTCATAGAATCTTGTATAACTATAATAACTATCTTCATCAGTCTCATACCCTCCCCCCCAATCTGGGGCGAAGTCATATGGTACCGAAGAATGATCATCATCATCACTCCTATAATCATATCTCATACGATGCCAAGCTTTCATCTCTGCTCTATAACGCCCTTGTTGATATGCGCAAGTTAATGGGTAATTCTTAACAAAAGTAGAAAAACTAAATTTCGGATGCATAAAATCCAAAATCCTACAAACCACTTCGTCTGGCAATTTTTCATTCAACACTTCACATATCCCAAATCTTATATCATAAACAAACTCAAACATATCATCTCTCGTACAGAATAAATCATTCAATCCGAAATCTTCCTCCATACCTGGATTTGACTCAACGTCTCCATCAATAGTTAAATCTCTAATCCAACTTGTCTCATTAAAACTTCCTATATAGAGATTCATAATTGAAAACAAATCCCAAAAATGATCATCTATAAAATCCGTAAAGAAAATGATATAAGCTACCTCAACAAAAGATCGATATGGATATCCAGGATTAGACTCAACATCTCCATCTATAGTTAAATCTCGTATCCAACTATCCAATGTCTCCATCTTATACTTGAACGTCTTTCCAGCCCTATGGCTGACGTGCTTTCTAGCACGTTTCTCCTTCAGCTTGCGTTTTACGCAAGCATCAACTGTCTCAAAAGAAACAGTTCGTCGTTTATTCCTTAGCATTAATCCAATAGAAGCAGGAAAATTACTTCTATCTGATACATCACCTTGTTCATTATTTTTTTTATTATCTGAATTATCGAATAACATGCTTCCCTTGACATTAGTACTATTAGTCCGAGCTATCGGAGGTGCGCAGTTGTAGGGCATTTAAATTAGTTCCTTTTTTTGAGAAAAAAGAAAAAAAAACAAACGGAAAGCATGTCAAAACAATACTATCTCCATAAACATTCAAACTACTTGCAAACAAGGTGTCATCTAATTCTTAATATTTCCCTACCTCTCCCTCTAGGGGTCGCAATGGCAAACAATCCGACTAACAGGATCGTCAGAGGAGCTCCTTTTATACACTAACATTATTTATAACATTTAAGTCACCAATAACTTGGCACGTGTATGCTTCATAGAGAAACGGAGCTTTTGGATTTTATAATATTAGCAGTGTCAACTTTCGTCGCAGCTTTTAAGTACTTCATATCATCTCGACTTACATCAAACTATTTTAATTTTTATTTTATTTTAATTATTTTGACCCCCATATAGGGGGCCCATCTATATTCAATGGTCTTAAATGCCATACCTGTAAAACAGGATTTACTAGATACAGTTACAGTATCACACACAGTAATATTATAAGAGTTCTAAAATATGTACAATCTTATATTCATATATTCATATATTCAAAGCACAATATTTTAAAAAACCATCGTACTGAATACCAATCGTAACATCTACAATGTAAAAAACACGCGTGC